TCTGATGAACAAGTTGCGCAGATTTGCGCATCTATAAAGGAATTTGGCTTTACCAATCCAGTTTTGATTGATGGTGAAGGTGTTATTATTGCCGGCCATGGGCGAACGATGGCGGCGCAGCGATTAGATATGAAAGAGGTGCCATGCCTTAGACTGGGCCATTTAACGGATGCCCAAAAGAAGGCTTACGTCATTGCCGACAATAAATTGGCACTGAATGCCGGTTGGGATGATGAAATGCTGGCCATAGAATTGAAGGAATTAAACGCAGAAGATTTTGACCTATCTTTAACAGGCTTTGACGATGACGAATTGGCGGCATTATTGGCCGAAGCGGTTGAAGAAGGTTTGACCGATGAGGATAGCGTCCCAGACGCACCCGAAACGCCAGTAACAGTTGAAGGCGATGTTTGGGTGTTGGGGCGAAATAAGATTATTTGTGGTGATGCGACATCAATCGATTGTTGGCAAAAGTTGGAAATAGAAAAAGGTGTTGTTGCATTTACATCACCACCATACAATTTAGGTTCATCGATAAAATTATCTGGCAACATTAACCTGAAAAACAAGAAATCAGCATATGAAACATATTCAGATAATGCTAGTGATGTTGATTACTTAGATTTAATTCAATCATCGCTAAATTGTGCATTATCTGAATGTCAGGTTGTTGCATTTAACTTGCAGCCATTAGCAAATTCAAAGCGGCCATTGATGAAATTTATGGATGATAATTCGTCAAGACTTATCGATATTGTGACTTGGGATAAGGGACATGCAGCGCCACAAATTGCGCAAGGTGTTATGTCATCAAGATATGAATGGATATTCTTGTTTTCTGATCGTGATGACGCATCAAGATCAATTCCATACGCATCATGGCAGGGTAAGTTTTCCAATGTCTATCAAGGATCGCCACAAAGAAATAATGAATATGCACATATACATGGGGCAACGTTCCCAGTGCATTTGCCAGAATTTGTCATCGGTGATTTAATGAATAGATCGCGTGGCGTTGTTGATTGCTTTTGCGGAACCGGAACCACTATCATCGCCGCAGAAAAGCTTGGCAAGATTGGATATGGAATTGAATTAGACCCGAAATATTGTGATGTCATTGTGCAACGATGGGAAAAATTTACGGGCAAAGATGCAATTCATCAACAATCTGGAAAGACATATAAGGAATTAAAGGATGGCAGCACCATCGACATTTCCACTAGACACGATATGCAAGTTGCTTGACCTTACGCCGCAGCGTGTCAATCAATTGGTGAATATGGGCGTTATCCCGCGTAAGGAACGCGGGCGCTATGAGTTAGTGCCTGTTGTTCGATCATATGTTAAATACTTACGGGAACGCGCAATCAAGGGCGACGTTCAAGGCGGTGATGATTATGCGACGCACCGCGCCAGATTAACAAAGGCGCGGGCTGACATGGCCGAAATGGAACGCGAACAGATGGCCGCGCGTTTATTGCCGGCTGGTGACGTTGAAAAGGCTTGGTGCGATGTTGTGGCGAATATGCGCACGAAAATGCTTGCAATACCAACTAACGCGGCAGCCGACACGCAATCGGCTTCAAATCTTGCGGAAGCGAAACAAGTATTGAAGGAAAGAGTTCATGACGCGCTCCAAGAACTTGCAGAAATGCGGGTCGAAGTCATTACGCCTATTCGGGCCACAGATGATGAAGACGGTAGCGATGCAAGCGTTGAAAACGGCAGCGCCACCACCTGATTTAACGATTTCGGAATGGGCTGACGAATATAGACGTTTATCGCCAGAGGCATCGGCAGAAGCCGGCAGATGGTCAACAAGTCGCGCCGAATATCAGCGCGGCATGATGGATGCCGTTAGTGATCCGCGCATTGAACAAGTTGTTTTGATGACAAGCGCACAGATTGGCAAAACCGAAATCATCAATAATATTTGCGGATATCATGTGCATCAGGATGCCGCACCCATGTTGGTTGTGCAGCCGACACTTGAAATGGCTAAATCATGGTCGCAAGAACGGTTTGCGCCGATGATCCGTGACAGTGACGTGTTGGCGACCATCATAGGCGATCCGCGATCAAGGGATAGCGGCAACACAATGCTGCATAAGATTTTTCGTGGTGGGCATATTAGCATCGCTGGGGCAAACAGCCCATCGGGGTTGGCATCGCGTCCGATCCGTGTGGTGTTGTGCGATGAGGTGGACCGATATCCATTATCTGCTGGCAGCGAAGGTGATCCGGTTGAATTGGCAAAGAAACGATCAACAACGTTCTGGAACCGCAAAATCATCTTGGTTAGCACGCCGACCGAAAAGGGCGCGTCCCGCATTGAAAAGGCATTTGCGGAAAGCGATCAAAGATATTTCTATGTGCCTTGCCAAGATTGCGGCGAAGAACAAATTCTAAAATGGGAAAACGTGCAGTGGCAAAACGGCGATGCAAATACGGCGTTTTATTGCTGCCCGCATTGCGGTGGCGTTTGGGACGATGCAAAACGTTATAACGCTGTAAAAAAGGGCAAGTGGATTGCAACGGAGCCAACGCGCAATGTTGCTGGATTTCACCTGTCAGCGCTTTATTCCCCATGGACATCATTGTCGCAAGGCGTTCAGGACTTTATTAACGCAAAAGGCGACCCAATGCGACTAAAGGCATGGGTCAACCTATATTTAGGGGAAACATGGGAAGAACAAGGCGAACGCATAGACGAATATGACCTATACGAACGCCGCGAAGATTGGCCGGATGATTTGCCCGAAGGTGCAGTTGTTATAACGGCTGGCGTTGACGTTCAAGATGATCGATTGGCTTATGAAATATTGGCGACCGGCAGCGGCCACGAAACATGGTCAATTCAATATGACGAAATCTATGGCGATCCATCGGGCGCGGAACTGTGGCAGCGATTGGACGAAGTATTGTCCCAGACGTTCATTCATCCGGTGCGCGGTGAAATGATAATCAGATCAACGTGCATCGACAGTGGCGGTCACTATACGCAGCAAGTCTATAATTACGCCAGACAGCGCGTCGGTAAGCGGGTTTTTGCAATTAAAGGCGTTGGCGGCGAAGGTAAGCCAATTATAGGAAAGCCCAGCAAAAATAACATTGGTAAGATTAATCTTTTCCCTGTTGGCACAGATACGGCCAAGGAATTGATATTTGCACGGCTAAAAATCACCGAAGAAGGCGCGGGATATTGCCATTTTCCGTTTACGCATAACGAAGAATATTTCCGCATGTTGACATCGGAAAAGAAGGTGACCAAGTATTATAAAGGGCGACCACGCCGCGAATGGGTAAAGATTAGACAGCGCAACGAAGCGCTGGATTGCCGTGTTTATGCCATGGCTGCGCTAGAAGTTATGGGCATTAACATAGAACACCTTGCAAAACAGGGGCAAAATGGGGTAAAATCACCTCAAGTAGTACCTAAAAGGCGTGCATATAAGCCGCGTCCGAATAACTTTGTGACAGGATATTAACAGAATGGCCAATCTGTTTAGCGCTGATAATGCACCCGAAGGCGAACCGCTTGAACTTGTGGTTGGCGACTTTATTCAGTGGAAACGCACTGATTTAGTTGGAGATTATCCAAACACGACGCACACCGCTGAATATGTCGCGCGGATTACCGGCGGCGGTTCAACTGAAATAAAGCTGCCCGCAACGCAAACAAACCCAGCTTATTATTTATTTACGGTAAGCAGCGCAACATCGGCTGATTTTGTCGCGGGATATTATCACTGGCAGCTTGAAATCACTGAAACGGCATCTGGCAACCGCATTGTTGTTGATCGTGGTGAATTTACGGCGGTTGTTGACCTTGACATAAACGGCACCGATCCGCGAACACACGCGGAAATCATGCTAGATAAAATCGAAGCCGTGATTGAAAATCGGGCCGATGGTGACCTGTCTAGCTATAGCATCGCGGGCCGATCAATCACGAAAATGTCAGCCGATGAACTTTCATCTTGGCGTGACTATTACCGGCGCGAACTGGCATCAGAACGCCGCAAAAACGCAATTAAACGTGGTAAAAAGAACAATGCCACCATCTTAATGAGGTTCTGACATGGGCTTGTTTGATTTCCTATCTTCACGAAACCAACAAGCCGCGCCGGAGATGTCAAAACGCAGCCGCCGACGTTTGCGCCAATATGCTGGGGCAAATCAGGGGCGTTTATATGGTGATTTTGTTGGATCAAGTTTTTCGGCAGATAGCGAATTGCGTTCAAGTCTGCCTGTTTTGCGCAATCGATCCCGCGATTTGGCGCGTAATAACGAATATGCCAAGCGGTTCCTTAACCTAATCCGCACCAATGTTGTTGGTGAAAAGGGTTTCACGGTTCAGGTGCGGGCGCGTAACGATGATCGAACACTTGATGCGGCTGGCAACACTATCCTTGAAAATGCGTTCAAGGCATGGGGCCGAATGGGGAATTGCGACGTTACTGGGCGCATGTCTTGGCTTGATGCGCAGCGTTATGTTGCCGAAACGCTTGCCCGCGATGGTGAAGTTTTCATAAAGTTCGTGCAAAATCGTCGGTTCCGCGATGGTTTTTCTTTGCAGTTTATTGAAGCCGACCTGATCGATGAAGCTAAGAACGGAAAAGCAGAAAACGGCAATCAAATCAGAATGGGCGTTGAAGTTGATAGCTTCCAGCGTCCAGTTGCTTATCATGTTTTGACTGCACATCCGAATGACAGTCTAAATTTTGGCACAAAGGCAGAGCGCCGGCACGTTCGCGTCCCAGCGACGGAAATGCTGCATCTATTCATTCCACAGCGCACCCATCAAAACCGTGGTGAACCATTTATGGCACCGGCAATAGCATCATTAAAGATGCTGCACGGCTATCGTGAAGCGGAATTGATCGCAGCGCGGGCAGCGGCGGCAAAATTCGGCATTATCACAACGCCAGACGGAAATGAATTTGTCGGGGACGATCAGACCGAAGA